CGCCAGATCAGGTACAGAATTTAATCGACAGCGGCTGGACGGCTGAAGGCGGCGATCCGCATAGCAGCGACAATTGGGATTGGGATTATTAATGCCTAACAAAGACAGCCTCATACCCAAGGCTAATTCAAAGGCCGGTCGGGAATACATGAAGCGCCTCCTGGAGACGCCGATGACGCTCGATGAGCGCATCGACAATATGATCCGCATGAGGAACACCTCTGCCGGGCCGATCACTGGCGAGGTGCGATCGAACACTAAGAAGCCGCGATCGCAACTGGCTAAAGAATTTGAGTTGCGGTACATGCTGCGGGGCGGCAGGCCGATGAAAGAGCTGGGCATCGCCAGCGGCGTCAAACTAGGCGGGCTGGGCCTCTCTGCCGCTGACGCACTCATCAATGCCGACATTGGGCTGCAAGACGTCATTGACGCGCCTCTGGACGCCATCAACGCATCGCCGCGCCTGGCGGGTGCTCTCATCAAAGGCTTTTTCGACGCCCCCCGAAAATTGATGGACGTCTCCCTGGCTGCGGCGATGGGCGACGAGGCCGCGTTAAAAGAGGCCGCCAAGCAGGGCGTGCACACAACTGCTAATATTTTCGGCGCAAACGCGTTGATGGGCGGGGTCGTCAGAGGGGGCAGAGGCACGATGGGTGTAAATGTTTTTCAAGGCGGGCCGAATAAATACGGGCCAGAAGGTGCTGCGAAGTCTTTAGACCATATCGGCAAGGGCGAGGGCGCACAGGCTTATGGTTGGGGGCGTTATGATGCTGAGAGCAAAGGTGTTGCTAAAAGTTACCACGACCAATTCGCGGGGCGGGTTGAAAAGGCGTTTAAGGCTACGGATAGACTGGATGTCGGAAAGTGGTGGGCAGAGGCTGAAAAATTATTTCCTGGGGATGAAGGCAAACAGGCGGCTTGGCATATGCTCAACCAAATGAAGGGGAAAGAGGACGGGCTTAAATACTTTGATGACGTGGTAAAGTTTCAGCAGAAAAATAACCCAGGCCAGAAAACATTTAACTACGGCGGTAAGGAAATTAAACGCCAGGACGTTGAGGCGGTATCTAATCTTATCTACAGTAAGGGTTACCTCTACAAGCACGATATACCGGACGACGATATTGCGCGTTACATCGACGGCGACGCCTACGCCGACGAGCTTCCGGCCTGGCAGCAAACGGCGCTGCAAAAAGTTGCGCGTTCTCGCAATCTGCCCGACCCAGTGGAAGACGGGCTTAGGGTGCAGACTTTCATCCACGATCTGAGTAAGGGCGGCGGCGATCAAGCTGGATCGGCTGCCCTCGCCAAAGCTGGCATCCCCGGCCTTAAATATTATGACGGCATGAGTAGGGGGACAAGCGGCGGCGAAATAATTGATGTATTCAAAGAGGGCGGGAAGTGGCGGTCGAAAATCAAGGTTTCAAATCGCGGCGGCACACAGTTTGCTGACCCTACGGATACATTTACCACAAGTATGCCATTTGAAACCAAAGAAGCGGCAGAAGCCTGGGCGCGGTCAAAGATTGACACAGGCACCCGCAACTATGTCACATGGGATCAAGACGTTTTAAACCGGATGAAGCTATTAGAGCGAAACGGCGAAACCTTTTCGGCGAACCGGCCAGGCAAGATGGGAGCCGCTGCTGCCGCCCTAGCGCGTAATAGAGCCGACTGGGGGGATACCGGAACCGACTATTATCATGCTTCTAAGCAAGAGATTGATGAATTTATTCCAGGGTATAATGACGGCTTAGTTTTCCTGACGGATAAACCAGAGTTTGCTAGCCAGTGGTTAGGTAAAGGAAAATATAAAGACCGGCAGGGGCATGCAGCGGAGATAGAACGCAGCTCTCTAGCTGATGAGCAACGCTATTTGAGAGAAAAAATATATGACTATGATAAGCTAAATAAATTAGAGGGCGAAGAGTTTAACGCCGCCTACGACGCAGCCTCGAAAAAATTTAGAGCGCAGACCCCGGTGACGCCTAGTAATATGCACGGTGCGGTGTACCCGGTCAGGACGAATGTGCAGAAAGTGTTTGACCCGCGTACCGACTATAAAGAGGTAGAGGACGTGATCCGCAAAGTGCATGGCGACGAGGTCGTGGATAAGGGGATGCATAAAGCAGGTAACTGGTTAATTTATGAAAATAAAGCGGTCGTCGATGCCCTGCGTGAAAAAGGCTATGATGGTATGCGGATCGCTGAGGATGTAGGGGGGGCACATGATACGCTGGCCGTCTTTGATCCTAAGAACGTGCGCTCACGTTTTGCTAAGTTTGATCCAGCAAAGAGAGATAGCGCTAATATATTGGCGGCGAATAAAGCAGGTAAGACGGGAGCCGTCGCAGCGAGCTTGCTGGCGCACCCGAAAACCGGCACGGTCGAAGTACCGTACTCTCAGCTCAAGCTGCCACTTAAAGAAGTCGAAGGCTTCGATGCCGGTCGGGTGCACACCGTCGGCGACGAGTATGTGCCGCGTAAGCCGATCACGCCGGAAGAGATCGCCGCGAAGACGGAATACATCACGCAGCATTACGGCGATCGCATGGACGTCGGCGACCTGCACGCCGTCGCCGGTCAAGAGTTCAGCAACGCGAAGCAGCTGCAAGGCGGGCATGGTTATCATCGCGGCACCGGCACTGGCGCATGGGCCTCTGACCAGTCACCAATATCTGCTCAGGCAAACACGATCCGCAGCGCTGAAGGTAAACCAGTGGCCGGAGCTTATGTACCGATGAGCGGCGAGGCGACGGACTTCACAAAGACGCAGCTCGATATCGTCATGCACGGCTTCGATCCGAAGGCGCTGACGAAGAAAGACATCAAGGCCTTCGACGTCGCTGTCCGTAAACAAGACAAATCTTTCCCTGGCTTGACCAGCGAGAAGTTCGACGCCTGGGCCGCAGGGGCAGGCACCAAGCGCTACACTTTAATGAAGGAGATGGCACGAGGCCGCTGGCGTGAGAAAGGCTTCCCCGACGTCGCCAAGGCCCGGCACGCCGTGACCGATCCAGAGCTGCTTAATCTACCTGGCGGCAACGAGGCCTATGGCGGCCAGTCTTTTGCGCTGATGGACCCAGC